GCGATGTTCAATGTAACAAGGAGAGCAACTATGAAGACAGTTGACCTGAATAAGGTGCTCGAAATGCTCGTTAATGAAGAGCAGACCGAGGCGGCTGGCCTACTTCATGAGTGGTTCGTGGAGCGCAGCAAGCAAATTCACGAAGAGCTTATGAGTGAGGACAATTCGCTTTCCCAGGACATCGAAGATGACCAGGAAGCAATCGAGTCTGAAGAGTTTTACGGCGAAGCAGAAGACGAAGACGCAGAGAGCGACGACGCTGAAGCAGAAGCTGAAGACGAAATGTCAGACGACATGGACGATGGTATGTCAGATGACATGGCAGACGACATGGAAGACGGTGACGAAATGTCGCCTGAAACCGCTATTAGCGACACCATTGAAGACCTAGAAGCTGTAATGGCACGCCTCAAGGCTGAGTTTGCAGAAATCACTGGCGAAGCCGGTGAAGAAAGCGACGACGTTGCAGAGCCAGCTGACATGGACATGGATATGGACTCGGAAGACAAACTTCCAGAAGAGTCGATGACCTTTGAATCTGACGAAGTTGAAGAAGACGCAGATGCTGAAGAAGTAACTGAATCTGAAGATGACTTCGATGATCTCGAAGAGTCCTGGACTCTAGAGCCAGTTAAGGATCCAAGCCTAGACGGTGGCAAGGAAATTGGTTCGAACGGTGCAAAGGTTGCCGTTAACGACAAGAGCCCAATCCCACAGAAGAAGGGTTCAGAGCGAGTTGGTGGCAAGGCTGTTGAAATCAAGAGCGATCACCACGAAGGCCACGACCTAGAAGCCTCACCAGAAGTCAAGGCGCGCCCGCCGCTAAAAAACCAAGTCAAGAAGGCAACTGACGGACAAGCCAAGGTCAGCAAGGAAGGCGATAAGTCTGCAATGCTGAACTCCAAGGCAGGTTTTGGTTCCGATTCGCCAAAGAGCCCAATTGGTCAGGCAACTGATCTACGCGGTTCCGACTTCAAGAGGAAGTAAGCAACATGGCATTGGTTCTCACCGAAAAAATGAATTTTGACGAAGCCAAGTGCGTCGTTGAAGAGGGTGCCAGCACCGTAGAAGGCAAGCCCAAGGACTTGTTTATGCGCGGCATCTTTGTTCAGGGTGGCACTAAGAACCATAACCAGAGAATCTATCCCGTCAACGAAATTCGTATGGCAGTGGATAGTATCAATGACACCCTGCGCAGGGGAGAGAGTGTTCTCGGCGAAGCCGACCACCCTGAGGAACTGAACATTAACATCGACCGTGTTTCACACATGATCACCGAGATGTATATGGACGGTCCAAATGGTATGGGCAAGCTGAAGATTCTCCCAACCCCAATGGGTAATATTGTTCGCACCCTTCTTGAGAATGGTGTGAAGCTTGGAGTTAGCTCACGCGGTTCCGGTAACGTGGACGAAAGTGGTAATGTTTCAGATTTTGAAATTGTTACCGTTGATATCGTGGCACGTCCATCGGCACCCGAAGCTTACCCCAAGGCCGTTTACGAGGCACTAAATATGCGTCGTCGTGGTGCGGTCATTGAAGATCTGGCACAAGCCGTGAAGCATGATCCCAAGGCTCAAGGACATCTTGCAAAAGAGCTCTTGAACTGGATCCACAACCTCAAAGCCTAAGGAGAAGTTTCATGGATAATGGACTGAATTCGCTCCTAGAGTCGGGTCTTCTAAATGAAGACACAAAGACCGCACTCGAAGAAGCATGGAACGCAAAACTAGATGAGGTCCGCTCAAGCATCCGTGAGGAAGTTGAAGAGCAGGTCAGAGAAGAGTTTTCGATCCGCTTTGATGCTGACAAGGGAAACCTTGTTGAAGCAATGGACAACATGCTCACTGATGCTGTCAAGCAGTATGCAGCAGAACAGGTTGCCGCAACCAAAGCACTAAACGAAGAACGCGCAAATCTAACACTGGCTATCAAGGAGGCACGCGCCTCTTACAAGTCCAGGATTGCTGAGCACACCAAGATGCTTGAGCAGTTTGTTATGACCCAATTGGCTGAAGAGCTAAAGGGCATCACTGAAGATCATGCGTTGATGCAGGAACAGCGTGTCAAGCTAGCAAAGGAAATCTCGGAAGCCAAGGCTTCCTACGAAACCAAGCTGGCAGAACATATTTCCAGCATCGATAAGTTTGTGATGACCAAGCTCTCTGAAGAGATTGGTTCGGTTAAAGCACAAGAAAAGGCACTCGCCGAGCAGCAGGTAAATAACGCCAAGAAGCTACGTGAGCACCGCATTTCGATGAACGAGCAGACCGCTGCTCGTATCAACAAACTAGAGGGCTTTGTCCTCGAAACATTGAACAAGGAAATCAGTGAACTGGAAGAAGACAAGAATGCTCTTGTTGAAGCCAAAGTTAAACTGGTTGCTGAGTCCAAGGCAAAGTTGGATGAGACCAAGAAGGCATTCATTGCTCGCGCAAGCAAGCTAGTTGAATCAACCATCGACGCTCAAATCCGCAGTGAACTGACTCAGTTGAAGGAAGATATTCAAGAAGCACGAAACAACATGTTTGGTCGCCGACTGTTTGAAGCTTTCTCAGCCGAGTTCATGACTAGCTACCTCAGTGAAGGTTCTGAAGTTCGCAAGCTGCAAGCTCAGCTCAGCGAAAGCAAGAGCCAGCTGGAAGCTGCTAACAAGATTCTGAATGAAAAGAACGAGCTAATCTCCCTCTCCGCACGCAAGGCGAAGTTGGCAGAAGAGCGCGCTGCTCGAATTCAGATTAAAAACGACCTCCTCTCCCCACTAAGCAAGGAGAAGAGGAACGTGATGGAAGAACTTCTTGATACCGTGAAAACGGAAAAACTCAAAGAAGCTTTCCAGAAGTACCTTCCAACTGTCCTCAACGAGGGCATGAGGAATGCAAACCAGGGTCGTCGCGCACTGTCTGAGACAGCCGCCGAACCCAAGAAAACGGTGGCCGTAACTGGCAACCGCGTCAACCCACTTGCTGAATCTGCCCGCGCGGAGGATGTTCCTGCAAAATCGAATACCGAGATTGCTGAGCTTCGCCGACTGGCTGGAATTGAAGAATAAGGAGAATCTTTACAATGGCTAATCTTTTTGAAAGCAATTGGAAGGCTACCAAGGAGGCTCTCTGCGAGGGTCGTGACCTTCAGGTCAACATGGATGGCTCGCCAAACCCCAACAAGCAAAAGGTCATGGAGACCGTTCTTGAGAACACTCGCCAGGACCTAATGCGTCGTAACCCACTGATGGAAACTGCTACCGCTGGTGGTACTGCTTCCGGTAACGTAGCAACAATGAACAAGGTAATTCTACCAGTTCTGCGTCGCGTTATGCCAACTGTTATTGCGAACGAAATCATCGGCGTCCAGCCAATGACCGGTCCAGTAGCACAGATCCACACCCTGCGCGTTCGCTATGCGGACAACGCTGCTGGTGTGACTGCTGGTGCAGAAGCTCTGAGCCCATTCGATATTGCTAAGGCATACTCGGGTAACGGCAACACCAATGCAAACATGCCACGCGCTGCTTCAACCGCAGCTCTTGAAGGTCGCCCAGGTAACCGCCTGAGCATCCAGATCTTGAAGGAAACCGTCGAAGTCAAGACCCGTAGGCTCTCGGCTCGCTGGACCTTTGAAGCTCAGCAGGATGCACAGGCCCAGCAGGGTATCGACATTGAAGCTGAAATCATGGCTGCTCTGGCACAGGAAATCACCGCAGAAATCGACCAGGAAATCCTGAACTCGCTGCGTATGCTTCCTGGCACTGCAACTGCAACCTACGATCAGGGTGCCGTTTCCGGTACTGCTACGTTCGTTGGTGATGAGCACGCTGCTCTTTCGGTTCTAATCAACCGTCAGGCAAACTTGATTGCTCAGCGCACTCGTCGTGGTGCAGCTAACTGGATCGTGGTGAGCCCAACTGCTCTAACCATTCTTCAGTCGGCAACTACCTCGGCATTTGCTCGCACCACTGAAGGTGTGTTCGAGGCTCCAACCAACACCAAGTTCGTTGGTACCCTGAACAACTCGCTTCGCGTCTACGTTGACCAGTATGCTCAGGACGACACTCCTGTTCTCGTTGGTTACAAGGGCCAGGGCGAAATCGACGCTGCGGCATACTACTGCCCATACGTTCCGCTAACTTCGTCGGGCGTTGTTATCGATCCACAGACTTTCGAGCCAGTGGTTTCGTTCATGACCCGTTACGGTTACCTAGAGCTAACCAACAGCGCATCGTCGCTTGGTAACGCTGCGGACTACCTGGGTCTGGTCGGTATCAACACCGCGAACCTGAAGTTCCT